ATGGACAACGACAAAATTGATCAACACAGCGACGAAATTGAAGTTGAGAGCGAAGAAAAAGAGCGCGGCAAAAAAATAGAAATAGATGAAGATCGACTCCCCTCCCGGGCGATGGCAATTCATGAGCATATCCGCCAGGATGGTGAAAAAGAGCTGGAACGCGACGCAATGGCACTACTGTGGTCAGCCATTGCGGCGGGTCTGTCGATGGGCGCTTCACTACTGGCAAAAGGGATATTTCATGTCGAACTGGAAGGCGTGCCGGGCAGCTTCTTGCTGGAGAATCTCGGTTATACCTTTGGTTTTATTATCGTCATTATGGCCCGCCAGCAATTATTTACCGAAAACACCGTGACTGCGGTACTACCCGTCATGCAAAAACCGACAATGAGCAACGTTGGCTTACTTATGCGGTTATGGGGCGTCGTGCTGCTGGGTAATATTCTCGGGACAGGTATTGCGGCGTGGGCATTTGAATATATGCCAATCTTCAATGAAGAAACTCGCGATGCATTTGTCAAAATCGGCATGGATGTGATGAAGAACACCCCCAGCGAGATGTTTGCCAACGCGATCATTTCCGGCTGGCTGATCGCCACTATGGTTTGGATGTTTCCTGCAGCGGGTGCGGCAAAGATTGTGGTGATTATATTGATGACCTGGCTTATTGCACTGGGTGACACCACCCACATCGTTGTCGGTTCTGTAGAAATCCTCTATCTGGTGTTTAACGGCACGCTGCACTGGAGCGATTTCATCTGGCCCTTCGCACTACCTACTTTAGCGGGGAACATCTGCGGCGGCACCTTTATCTTCGCGTTAATGAGTCATGCACAGATCCGTAACGACATGAGCAACAAGCGCAAAGCCGAAGCACGCCAAAAAGCAGAACGTGCGGAAAACATTAAGAAAAATGATAAAAATCCGGCATAAATGGCGAGGGTTTAAGCAATCGAGCGGCAGTGTACTTACCCCGCAGTCCATTAGCGGGTATACTCATGCCGCATTGTCCTCTTAGTTAAATGGATATAACGAGCCCCTCCTAAGGGCTAATTGCAGGTTCGATTCCTGCAGGGGACACCATTTATCAGTTCGCTCCCATCCGTACCAGTCCGCAAAATCCCCTGAATATCAAGCCTTCCGTATATTCAAAGTTCGTCATGGTTCGCGTCAGATCGTTGACAGCCGCACTCCATGACGGGTAAAAAGTGGATAAAATAATTTTACCCACCGGATTTTTACCCATGCTCACCGTTAAGCAGATTGAAGCAGCAAAGCCGAAAGAAAAACCATACCGCCTTCTCGATGGTAATGGCCTGTACCTTTATGTCCCTGTATCCGGGAAAAAGGTATGGCAGCTTCGCTACAAGATTGACGGTAAGGAGAAAATCCTGACCGTAGGAAAATATCCGCTAATGACTTTGCAGGAGGCAAGGGATAAAGCATGGACTGCGAGGAAAGACATCTCGGTTGGCATCGATCCGGTAAAAGCGAAAAAGGCTTCGTCTAATAACAATTCCTTTAGCGCCATTTACAAGGAATGGTACGAGCACAAGAAGCAAGTCTGGTCAGTAGGGTATGCGACTGAACTTGCCAAAATGTTTGATGACGACATTTTACCTATCATCGGCGGCCTTGAAATTCAGGATATTGAGCCGATGCAACTGCTGGAAGTAATCCGCAGATTTGAAGATCGCGGTGCAATGGAGCGAGCCAACAAAGCACGCAGAAGATGCGGCGAGGTTTTCCGTTACGCTATTGTCACCGGCAGGGCTAAATATAACCCGGCACCTGACCTTGCTGACGCCATGAAGGGATACCGCAAGAAGAACTTCCCGTTTCTTCCTGCAGACCAGATCCCGGCATTCAACAAAGCACTGGCAACATTTTCAGGAAGTATCGTATCGCTCATTGCGACTAAAGTTTTGCGCTACACAGCCCTAAGAACGAAAGAGCTTCGCTCCATGCTATGGAAGAACGTTGATTTTGAAAACAGGATTATCACCATCGACGCCAGTGTGATGAAGGGACGCAAAATTCATGTGGTCCCGATGTCAGACCAGGTGGTTGAACTTCTCACTACACTAAGCTCAATCACTAAACCAGTATCAGAGTTTGTTTTTGCCGGGCGCAACGATAAGAAAAAGCCAATCTGCGAGAACGCTGTGCTACTTGTGATCAAACAAATCGGCTATGAGGGTCTGGAAAGCGGCCACGGATTCAGGCATGAATTCAGCACGATTATGAACGAGCACGAATGGCCTGCTGACGCTATTGAAGTGCAACTGGCACATGCCAACGGCGGATCTGTGCGCGGTATTTACAACCATGCTCAGTATTTCGATAAGCGCAGAGAAATGATGCAGTGGTGGGCGGACTGGATTGATGAAAAGGTGGAGTGATCCACCTTAACCACTATCGAAGTGCACAAAGCCTTGCAATTAAGTGCAAAGCTTTGTATATGCACCTTAGCTTATTTATATAAAATAAATTAATATCAAAGATATCCTTACTAAGGACTTATTGCCCCAAATGCTTTGAATATTGCACCTTCCCCTTCTCCAGAAGATGTGCATACAAAACCAATGTGACCACCTGGCGAAGGATTTTTGAAAAATAAAACATCTCCTCTAACCCAATATCCAGTTTTTGGCAACTGTGTTACAGAAAATATTCTTTGATACCCTGCTACATTCTGCGATTCATACAAATATGAATCCGTCCCTAAAGAAAGGAATTGTTTTGCCCCTACAGAAGATTTGGCATCACTATCAACAAGGCGACCCGCCCTTCCCCCTGAATTTATTAATGGATACAACCAAAGTATGGTGTCTTTCTCTTGCCCAACCCCTGATATTGCTGCATTTTTTATAGATGCATTTTCAATTCCAGACACACCTATATATGCTCGTTGCGAATCGGTACCGTTACCTATTGTCCTATTTATTAATTCAAAATTTTCTATCTTTACTGGATTTTCAAAATTAAGTATTTTTATACCATTTGTTGCGGCAAACGTGATATCTCCGTTAACAGTGACAGTCAGGCCATCTATTACAGCTTCATATATTGAACCTATTGTTCCTCTTCCAGGCTTGAACCCGGATGATATGATATTACATTCACTGAATGTTAATCTAATTATTTTAGAACTATCAAAATGGGTGCCATTTGATGCGTTCGTTAAAGAACCGTCTGGCTTGGTATCATAATGATTACATCTTATCAGTTTTGCAGCTCTTAAGTCGACTGAATGATCAAAGAACTCATTTCTGTGCTCTCCAATCAACCCTCTAAAAGTGCAATCAATGTATTTTAAATTAGGTGTATTTGATTTGCATGTTATGTTGAAAGAATTTGAAAGATATGAGTTTACCACCTTAATGTCATTAACTGGATTCGATTGAGTCCTATAGATGCTAAATGAAGAGAATTTTGCTTCATTTGCAGTAACTCCTTCAAGTACTACATTTGAAATTTTGCGTACTTCTGACTCTATGGCAAAGTTATGTCCAGGTGAACTTGATATACTACCAAGCCCGGAGTTATAGGCGTCGCCACTAATATAAATATTGTCTCCGCCAGCAACAACAAAAGCTGAACGCCCCATTTTGTTAATAGAGAAATTAGTAACTCGTGAATAACAATCATCTCCATTCAATCCTGCTAAATAAATAGCATCCATTGCTCCGTCATATGCTGTATAATGTGCATCAAATATCAAAACCTTATGATCAATAAACCAAAATCCATATTCTGGACATTGATATCCAGAATCCCCGAACTCCCCGCCTAATATTACACTCTTTCCATTGAAATCAATATTAACTCTTCCTGAGATGGAAATAATTGGACAGCCATTAAACCCAAATAAAATACCTCTATTTGCACGATAGTCAAAATTTGTTTGAATTGTTTTAATTGGGAGGCCAGTTACCGGATCAAATGACCCAACCCGCAATCCATCTGAGAAAATAAAATTGCTATCATTAAATTCATACCGCAGTGGATAATTGAAATTTCTTACTGTACATTTCTGGTTTGGTATATAAGACCCGCCAAATCCTGTCGCACCTGAAAGATACTGGCTTCCAACATAAAAATCTCCTTTTGGAAAAATTACCCTCACAGGCCCACTTCTTGTTTCAATATATCTCGCAAGCCTTTCAAGAATTTCATCATTTTTTGCACCATCATTACTTTCATGTAACTTAAATGGTTCTATTCCTACATATATTGTTTCTTCTTTTATAAAAGAAACAGGCTCCCATAATGAAGGTTCTGGGTAACTCCCAGGAGGGACAAGAACATTATCTAATCCTTTCCTTGTATAAACTTTACCTTCTTTAAGAAAAAGCCCTGCCTGTCTCCTGTCGTCAATTGTAAATCCTGACTCAAATGTTCCTATTAGATTAATACCATAGCTATTAGATAGCTCTTTCCAAATATTAAAAAGATTATGCTCCACCTGTTTCCGTAACTGATCAGGATCATACTTCAGCACATTCGGAAAATAGAACTGCTGCGCCCCATATGCATCGTACACAGCCATAGAATGACCTTGCACAGTTACGAACTTGGCAATCTGTCCGTTATATACCGGATATCCGGCAGCGTTAATGATGATTGGTTGCGAAACGGGAACGTGAGAACCGTCTTCGTTCTCCACATAAACCTGAATCTGGTTTTCAGGATTTACCGGATCAGTGTCAATTTTACCGATATAAATTTTGCCATTGGCTACGGCTTTAAAAGAACGAGCCATAGTGAAGAGTTGCGAAGGCATAGATACAATCACATTGGCTGTAATGTCTGTCATTTAATTTGCTCCAGATACAATGAATCGCCGCAGCATGGCTACGGTGAATTTTGGGCATAAAAAAACCCAGCCGAAGCTGGGTCGTTGCGTTGGTTATCTGTCAGTAGTTATGTACTGAAGGAGGTAATTCTTTATTCTTAAGTCTCATCCATGCGGAAAGATTCGTTGGTCCTTCTGGCTCATTGATATCAACATCTCGTGTGTGATTGATTAAAACGTCCCTCGCCATTCCGATAACATACGAGAACTCATGACCGTAGTCGTAGCATCTGCCGGAATAGTTCGATTGAATTTGTTTTAATGCCGGATACAGTTCGCGGAATAATGCCTGTGAGCGGTTGGCATAATCCCATAACCATACAAGGCTGTTTGCTTCTTTTGCAGAAAGCTCGTTGGTTTTCTTCTCTTGTTTGCCGATAAACTCGCCTTCAAGCACTACCCTGTGGATGTACTCTACGGCCAGCGGGATTTGTTCAATTGAAAGTTCATCAATGCTGTCAATACCAAAACGCTGATGAACCATATTGTATGCATCGTCATAGCGAAGTCCTTTCTTTCCTACCAGCATGTTTACTGCATCGCGTAGCGGCGTTCTTTCCTCAACAGTGGTTTTCTTGCCTTTCACATACTCGCCATGTTTGCGAATTGAAGGTAGAACTTCTGCTGTTACCCACTTGCGGAATTTGTGCGGGACCGAACCTTTATTGACAGCATCGCGGCAGCGCAGAACCAATGTATACATACCTGATTCGCTAACAATGCTTAGATTCTGCTCACCACCAAGGGTGTAACTTAAAGTTACTCCCTTTTCATCGTCATCAAGTGCAGTAAGCGCCTTGCGTGAGTTAGTCAGGGTTAAAGCATCACAAACATCTTTTGCTACAAACCACGGATCACCGCATTTGTTGATGACGCGGATTTCACTGTCGCCGAATTTGAAGATGGTGAAATCGTTTTGTGCCTTTGCTATACTTTTCATGTCAATATTTCCTAATCCGATTTGTTGATACCGAAGCCCTGACTGTTCCCGCAGTTGGGGCTTCAACTTTACGCGCCAATGCGCCCTTCCTTCTTAAAGCTTTCCATTACTCTCTGATAAATCTCAGAGTTAACAGACCGACCATTCTCTTCCGCCACCTTGCGTACCAAATCCAATACTTCTTTAGGCCACCGCAAATTGAACTGCGGCATCTTGCTCATTCCTTTCATATTCACCTCACAATATAGGTCCACCGTGGACCTATTGAGAATATAGTAGAGTGCTTCTATCATGTCAATACACTAACTTGGAGTGATGGCATGGCTAGAGATGATCCGCACTTTAACTTCCGTATGCCTATGGAAGTAAGGGAGAAATTAAAATTCAGGGCGGAGGCGAATGGGAGATCAATGAACTCCGAGTTGTTACAAATCGTCCAAGATGCTCTATCAAAACCATCGCCTGTGACTGGATATCGCGACGATGCAGAACGACTCGCTGATGAGCAGTCAGAGCTTGTTAAGAAGATGGTGTTTGATACGCTGAAGGATTTGTACAAAAAACCCACCTGAAGGTGGGTCCTATTTATTAGTCTTGCTTTGTTGATGGTATAAGAGATGCGTTTGCCTCTTTTGGCTTCAAGGTATACATCCCACCATTAAAAGGATCTACAGCAAGCCAACCAATTAACCCACCAAACACAAGGTTTCCACCAATATACCAACCATTAGCATTGGCTTTGATTGGCAGGGTAACTGGTTCGTACCCATCCTTTTCCATAGTGATCTGGTAGCTCTTTTTGCCAAAATAACTACCATCTGACTTGGCAAGAGTTACTCCTTGCGGGGTCTTGCCTTGCGCAACAATCACGCCTGATTCGTCTTTTACTTTAAAGCTCGCACCGGAAGGATTGCTGTTCACTTGCACGAGCTGTGTTTCGTCACCAACAATAGTTGCGCACCCAGATAACAATATAGCGCCAGCAACAACGCCGATAATCCTCTTCATATCAATTTCCATATTTGAAAAAACCGGAAACATCCTAATGACAAACCATTCAAATGTGAAGTAGGCAAAAGATGTTTACTTTTTTCATGGTATCCTGCGAAAAACTAAGGAGGTTGGTGTGTTAGAAATAGTCGTACTCGCTCTTGGGATATCCTGTTGCGTACTATATGCAGGGTTAGCTGCCCTCAAGAAACAGGTTAAGGAATTAGATCGCTCACATGAAATTGATACAAAAATTGCGCGATTAACAGAAGAGAATAAACACTTAAAAAATTCCATAAGGGCACTAACTGATGACAACTACAAACTGTCCCATGCATTGGCTAAGTGGGAAATAGTAAGTTATGAAAGAATGACCGACATGATTTTTTCGTCTTATATGGCTACAAAATCTCCTGAAACATCAGGAAAAGCAATAATTGCAGCCATTGAAAAGAGAATTAAATAGCCTTCCTTGGCGTGCATTTCTACTGCCTGGTAGCTTCGTTAGTTAGGAGAGGGCGAACGGCGTTAGCAGCCTGATTTAACGCTCGCTCATATGCCGGAGTTCCAGGCTTGACGTTTGCAAGGCGGAGAAGCATGTTTCTTGCTGCTTTAGACTCATACAAACGCATCATTGCACCAAAGCCAGCCTCAAGCCCCATTGATACGCCAAGAGTTGCAGTTGCGCCAATCGTCCTTATCCTGTTGGCTTGCGATTGCCCCGTCTGAGTTACTACATTTGCGGTGTCTGACCTTGCTGTTTGCTGTAGAACTTCATGAAGAGCATCAAGCTCTTTCATGTGCTTTCCAGAAAAAATAGTGTTGTAAATTTCACCGCCTGACTGAGATTTCAGCTTATTAACTTCAGTGATGAACTTGGCTGGAGAGTCACCGGCCTTTTCCGCTATTTTGCTGACGTAAGCTGCACGCATAGCATCTTTCCCTTTATCATCCAATGCGCTCCAGATTCGTTTCACGTCAGATGGTTTTCTGCTTAATACAACGGTATTTATAAGTTCAGGACTGGCTTCACTGCTTGCCTTGTTGAGCTTGTTAGCAATGTTTTTATTAAGCACCTTATTATAAACGTTTGCATAATCGGAATTTGCTTTAAGGTATTTTGCTGCGTCTGATGCACCGAGGTTTTTAGCAACTGCGTTACGAAGGTCTTTTGACATTGCATTCTCTACCATATTGGTAGCTGCTTTTGCCTGGTTGGGGAAGACCATAGCATCTCCCTGAACATTAGATCTAAATGCTGTTCTGTGCTGACGCAAGAGATCAAACGTAACATCCAAATCAGTTGCAGGGTTTGCTAATTCTTCACGTAGGTTACGCAAGGATGTAAGCAGGCTTTGATTGGCAGACGTCCCAAGCCGTTCCTGTCTTGCGATCGCTGTATTCAGAGCATTCATGGTATTTGTGGTATCAACTGCGGCATTACCCATTTTATTGGTGACGTCATTGATAACAGCGCCAGCGGCATCCTTCCGCCACCTTAACGTGGTGGTCAGAGATTTCACCACATCATCAGGGTTATACTCACCAAAACGGTCAAAATAATTACTTACCAGCTTACTACGCGTTGCATATTGCTCAGCTCGCTTTGAGCCTGTCCCGAGCAAAGCTCCCTCGGCATCCTGAGTAAGGCCGCGAGTGAAAGCATTTTTCGGCGGGATAACATCAGATGTCATTGGTGTCACGCCCATCGATTCTGATGTGGCAATTTTCTTCGCCACTTCTGGCGCAATATCACCTTTTATAGCCGTTATTCCACGCCCTATTCCCTTTGCTGCTGCGGAAAGAACACCCTGAGCGGCAAGGTTAACTCCGGCATTTTTAGCTGCATTTTGTGCGAAATCGCCTTTCTGATTTGCGGCCTCTGCCAGTGATCCAATAGCCATGCTTCCTGCCGTTCCAACTCCTGGAACTAAATACCCACCAATTGTTTCACCTGCTTGTGCGTAGGGGTCTGTCGGTCTGTCTACTGGACGATAGACATCATCCAATACTTTTGGCCCACCAAGCCCCTGACTGATTGCATTAATCAGACTTGCGCCACCCTGCAATACGTCAAATGGTATGTTTACCAGACCACGACCAGCCTGTTCTGTAATTTGCCCTGCACTTTGACCACCAGTGAGCCAACCGCCAGCTTGTTGCATCAATGATGGTTCTTCCCGTGTTGGTGCATTATTGGCATGATTAACTGTTTGTTGCTGAACAGCCTGACCAGCAAAATACTCATCAATGGCGGTGCCAATATCTTCGGTGCTCGTACCATCAGGAAAGGTAAATGTCTTACCGTTTGCAGTTACTTTCATCATTCCACCGTAAATTGAATGCCTGATTTTGAGGTATATGATCCAACCTGATTCCGTGGTTCTCCTGAAGGTGTCGAATCTTGTGCTGGCGCTGCGTCAGTATTCATTGACATATACCGCTTAACGGCACTCCCCAATGATTCACCTTTTTTAACATCCAACCCCAATATCTGACCGCCATTACGCGATTGTCCAGGGTTGCCATTCGCGCTCATCCACTCGGCTTTAAACTCATTAAACTGCGCGTTTCGTCGCTCAAGGTTTGCCATTGCATCAAGCCATCTTGCGACCGTCTCAGGGTTATCCATGTCAGTTGGCGCACCCTGTCGAACGATCTCAACGTCTTTATCCGTTGCTGGGCCGGGAGGTAGGAATTTAAGAACCTGACTGTTAACAAGGGCATTTTGGCGAATGCGCAAATCACGCAATGTTGTATCGCTTCCGGTAAGTTTTGCGAACATGTTCTGTGCGTTACCGAACAAACCTGTCGTTGGTTTTTCTGCTCTGAACTGTTGAGCAAGCGCACTCATGGAATTGGCTGAGTTTGATGATGCTGTGGCATTGTTTACAGCCGTCTCGATGCCTTTTTCCATATTTACTGACAGCTTAGGTGCTTCGCTAATCAACTGCTGAGCCTTTTCCTGCGCTTGCTGCATCTTAAACCCGAACTCTTGCTGATCCAGAGCCAAGCGTTGTGCTGCGATATTGTGCCCAGTCATTGCTGACTGATAGGAAAGGTTTTGCCCTCTCGCCTGAAGTGCTTCACCAGCCTGATTGCTGCGGATTGTCTCTGCCAGCCTGCCTCGGTCAATTTCACGACCAGCCATCTTATCCTGAACAGCAAACGCCTTTTCTGGTCCAAGCGCACCGAGAGACATAGTAGTCAGCATGTGTGATAGCTGCTCTGGATTCTGGATACCTGTCTGAATCATCCAGTCAGCATTCGCACCAACGCGATTTAACCTGTCCTTGTTGTCAGTAATGAATTTACTGTAGGCTTCCGGTCCCTGAGAAAGAGCGACGTTAGCCCTCATGGCTAAATCGCCCATATCGTTGCGTTGCTGATCATTAAGACCTGAAAACGCCTGTTGTGCCTGTGCAACAAACGCTGGATTTTCCTGGGCAAACTTAAATAGTCCCGATGGATCACCAGAAGCCCATGCATCAGCATGAACCTTATTGAACGCACTAATCGCTTTCTGTTGCTGTTCCTGATTGTAAATATCAGCAACTCCAGCCAGACCACGTAACGCGGTCAGACCAACGTTATTTGCACCTGAGCGAGCCAACTCATTGTTTTCGCGGATCAGACCAAGCGTTGCGTTAATGTCGCTTGCCTTTGGCGCATTCTCATTTTGCGTACCGATGCCAGCCAGAAAACCACCAGAATTAATACCCTGTTGCCACGTAGCCATGATTACCCCTTAAAACAACGAGCCAAGCAGACCAAGACCGCCGCCGATCGCAGCCCCCCACGGAGTGGATGAACCAATTAATTTCGCAAGTCCAGCCCCAGCAATAGCACCAGACGCACCTCCGCCAATAGCAGATTGCATTGCTGATGGTCTGTTGGCATTTGCCGCTGCAAGAGCCGCACTTTGCTGAGAAATCTGACTCATGTTGTTGGCATATGTCTGCCCGGCGTTTGCCTGACCTTGCAGTGCGCCAAGACCAACATTTGCCAGATTCTGGTAGTTGTTCATCTGACCAGATAGCCATTGCTGACCAAGCGTTGGTGCGATTGTTGCTAACTGATTACTGGTTGCGGTGGAACCCAATCCACCTGTTGCTTCCGCTGCAGCCAGACTCTGATAGCGAGCCTGACCTGCAAGGTCTTTATACTGCTGAGAATTGTAATACTGGTTAAGTGCCTGACCTTGCCCCTCCAGAGACGATAAGTTCTCGAGGCTGCCGACATACTTCTCAGCCAGAGGAGTAAACGGCTTCAGGTTGTTCATGATGGTGTTGAACTGCTGATCTTGCTTGTCTGCTGCATACTTCTGAGCTTCTGCGGCATACTTTGCGCTTTTATCAGAGCTGCCACCTTTCCCGCCTTTTTCAGGGCAATAAGGTTCCTCGCCGCGCAGTTTTCTGCCCAGCTTAAATGCATATAACATAGCTATCTCCCGTGATTCAGGAAGTCGATTAGTTCTTCGCGTGTGGCGCTGTAAAACGTCACGTCATCCACGCCTTTGAAGTATTTCTTGATGGTTCCTACACGCTTAAGGCCAATCATTGCGCAGTACATCTGCCCGTGGCGGAATTTGCGTGCGGCGAACGATGTGACGCACTGAACGGTGGTGTTAGTCAGAATGTATCGCCAGAACGCCAGCCCAATTTCCTTGCTGAAGCCGCGAATCTCTGGCAGGTACATGGCGTGGCAATCGAATGTCAGCGGCTGAATCTCCTGATAGTAAACAATGCCGCCGAACTGCCCGTGCACGTTCACCTCAAAGTAACGGCAATCAGGTTTGTAGTCGTATCCATCACCGTTGTTGCTCCCGGCAATAATGTCAGGGTGATTTCCGACTGCTTCGATCAGGTCGATGTTTCGCGTTGGTTTGAACTGAATCATCACTGCTCCGCGATTATCTTGATGGTTGTGGCAGTAAACGCCGCACCATTTGACTGGATGGTTAACGTACTGCCATTTGTGGCAAGAAAGCCGTCTTTATCCACGCTGAAGAACGTAGCTAACAGGATGTTGTCGGTTGTTGTCGCCGCATTACGACTGCTGACCAGTGTGTCAGGAACAGAGCCGGAAAAGGTTAGCTGCATTGACCTGTTTGCGGTTCCGCTGGGCCACGTCCCGACGATCGACAGCTTGAAGAACAAGGTTTTGTTCTCGTTGAACACAACCATCTTGTTGTTAACGGTGTCGAAGAATGGTGCCAACGAGCCGGATGACGGCGTGAGCGTTTTCAGCAGGCTAACAAGGTTAGTCGGAGCTGTCGGGATGGTTACAGATACGCCAGAGTAAACAACCTCTGACTTCTTGCGAGTAGTGGCATACTCAAGAGCATCGATGCGCGTTTCATGGTCTGAAAGCGTGTTTTGAATGGCGGCAACTTCATCCGTCAGGTAATCAATATCGTTTTCTGCTGTCGTTAATCGTGAATCAAGGCCGACTATCGCCGCTTCTGCGTTAGTGATCCTTGTTTCGTGGTCCTGTATCTTCGCTTCAGCCGATGCCAGTCGAATTTCGTGATCGACCAGAATCACATCCTGCTCATCGTTCCTGACTTGTGCGTCATAAGCGCCCTGCCCGGCTTCGTTGGCCTTGTTCGCCACGTTACCAACATCAGTACCCTGTGCGATAACGTACAACAGATATGACTGCGAGAAGATATTGCGTGGAAGGACTGATGTGTCGAGTCGTGTAGCCTGAATGATTACCGGCTCATTGAGATTCGAATCAGCCATTACTCAATCCTTATCTGGCAGCCTGACAGAGTGACAGGTGACTTCGTGATAACGCGCAATTTGAAGCCGACATTTTTCCTGATGCGCCCGACTCGCTTCCACAAAACACGTTTGTCATAAACGAACGGTTCATTCTGCTCAATCATCTGCTCACGTCCGTAATTGATGCCGTCAGTGGTTGCAGACAGAAACAGGCGGTCAGCGTACTGCGCAACACCCGTCGATGATTCCACCTCCAGATCAAAGCATCTGGCGTTATCTGCTTTGAAGAGTGGAGTAAACAGCAGGTGTTCCTGTTGCTTGTCGTACTGGCTGCTGATGTCGAATTGCAGTTTCCCGGTAACAGATTCCAGCTTATCGCCGCACGTTATCTGATTGCCTTCGTAAATGAAGTCGATAGCGCGGTACACATCGTCATACAGGCCTGTTTTCAGTACACACCATTGCGGACCATTGGCGCTTGAAGATGCGTCGTACACCAGAACATGGCGCGGAAGATGGATAATCAGCAGCTCATGCGCATCAAATCGCAGAGACTCCATCACGCCATCAGCCAGTTCATCAGCAGTGTAGGAGCGGAGTATTTTCTCAATGCTCGCGCTGGCGATTGGTGATACCTGACCGGAGCCGATGATGTATACAGACGGCGCGCCTGTTGCCGGATTGCTGATAAACGCATAGGAATCAGCAAACGGAGTTTTGCAGTAAGTCCCGGCGATGCCTTTTTGCACCATCAGCGATGGCTGTGCGACATACAAAGCAGCACCAACTGTGGTTGCACCAGTCAGGGAGAAATATTCAATCGTCGATGAACCAAAGCAGACGATGAAGTCTCGCCATGTTCCGATGCCGATAATACCGTCAGGCTGAGACTCGGCACGATATTGTGCACTGTATCGGTCAGGGTGCGATTCGTCTTCAAGGTCAGTGATAAACCATGAATCAGTTCCGTCTTTTGACCACGCATAACGCCCACGTAAGCGCGTAATGTCGCGAACTGAACCTAACTCGTACTGTGTGAATCCGCTGTCTGTAGGCCAGTTTGAGACGGTTTTAACCGTGCCATCATAGCGATACTCGACCAGTTGACCATTAACACCTACAGCCTGAGATGTCCGACCATGCGCCATTGATACGCGACCACTTCCGGCGACGTCACCGACTTCGCTTTCGCCTTTGTAAAGCTTCCCACCACACACGCGATAAACAGCATTCTGCGCCATGTTGTACTCGACTCCGCGCGATACACCGTTTACATCAGAGCGTTTGGCAATGCCCGGGAATGAGCGAAGATATCCGCTGCTGTTAAGGATTTCTTTGGGTGTAGCCAACATATTCACTGGTAGATAGTCGATATAGTCGGCATTTCGGAAGTCTTTGCCGACACCTTTCATGAGCGGAAGTTGCTGAATCGGCATTATTCGCTCCCGTTATCGCAAGGTTCCTTTCGGTGGAAGTAATTCCAACCGTTCCACTTCGCCAACTGGTTACCGCTACCAACAGGCATACGGTTTGGATAACCGGACTTACATTTAGCGGCTTTTGCTCTGTCCATTGCAGACAGTTTGACGAGTCGCTCTTTCCCGTATCTGGCAGTGGTTATAAGTTTTGCAGGCGCTTCCAGCGCATAATCCGGTGCAATGCGGCAGGCAAGGTTGAAAATGACAGCATTGATAGCGTTATTTGATAAACCGTGCTCATCGCCAGGATCTGGAGCGACATCTGCATCAGCAAAAATGTAGCCAACGTTGATACCAGGTGACACATCACCGCCAAGCCATTCAGCCATCATCATTTCAAGGTCATTGACGCCGTCTTCCATGGACTGCGGTTCGACATCGGTTAACGTGGCATTTGATGCCACACCGAGCTTACGTAATGCCGCAAGGACTAAATCACCCTTCGTTGTCAGGTTCATCTGCTGCCGCCTTAGGTTTTCGACCAGGCTTTTTACGCTGTTTTTCTTCTGGCTCTGGCTCTGGCTCTGGCTCTGGCTCTGGCTCTGGCTCTGCAACATCCTTCAGAAGATCATCAGGATGTGCAAACCAGCCAGCATCCAGATATTCCTGAAGCTCTTCGGCTTTCACGATTTCAAAGTCGTATCCAACGCCTTTCCATTTCTTCATGTCGCCATGACGAAAGATCATGTGTGTCATGCTTGTCTCCAGATAAAAAAGGGAGCCGAAGCTCCCTTTGGTTATCACGCGGTCTGGTTAGGCAGACCAACACCAATTGCCTCTGGTCGTACAGCACATGCTGAATACCACACAGCAATACGGCACTTACCAGACAGAGTGTTGATATCACCCTGCGTTGCGAAGATGCCGTTAACACCAATACCAGGAATGCTGAAGGAAGACGTTTTCATGCCAGCAAACAGTTCATGGGTTACCGGGATCGGCTGAGATAGCAGGCGGATTGAGTCATCAGCCCAGAACACGTTAGCGGTGGTTGTTGCCACGTTCAGAACGTTTACCGGAGTGGTATCAGCAAGAGAGGTGTTTACGTTAGCGTAAGCCTTCTCTTCTTTTGTCAGTGACGCGTCATCCAGTGCAATCGGCTTCGGCGTGATTTCGATGTGAGTACCATCGATCACACGGGTGATTGAGAAAGTAGCATCATCAGTCAGCACGTTCTTCGCCATCTGAGACAGGAATTTCACACCAGTGAAGCTGATTTTGTCGCCGCGCTTAAACCCGGTGGTGGAGGATACGGTCACCGTTGCAACACGGTTGTCGACGTTCTCTTTGTTACCATCGGTATCAAGAGTGTATGCCTGCGGCTTAAACTTCTGCGCACCAGAAACAGTTACACCAGTAGCGGTTGACTTGGTAACTGCCGGAAGTTTCGGTGAGCGAAGAATTTCATCAAAGCCAGCAATCTGACGCTGAATAGTACCGTTGCGATACGCTTCTTCAGGAACGCGACCGAAGATGTCACCATCTACCAGGTTGCGGCCTGCTTTGCGGTAATCGTCAGGGTTCAGGAAGTAACTGATGCCCATATCGCGGTTTAGCTCACGGGAGAACATCAGGCGCTCTGCATCAGACACAAAATCCCAGCCAGACAGGCCAGTAGATGGACCAATTGCGCGGGTATCGTGAACAACAAGCGAGCCCATTTCAGTTGCCTGTTTGGCAATTGCTGACTCAATGTTATTCGCCAGTTTTTTGGCGGATGCCTGGATGCGGCGACGGTAAGAACGCTCATCACGCAGGTCATCTGCACGAAGCTCGAAGAAATCGTTATCCGGATCGCCCATGTTGCATTTCACGGAGAGTTCCAGAATCCCGGTTGCGTTGCCAGTTAAATCCCAGCCAGTCTGGGTTGGCGCTTCCTGCTCAACAGGCATCCACACGGTGTTGCTTGAACGCTGCATGGATTCTGCCGGAGGGGTGTATTTTGTCACTTTGGACGCCATTGGCGTCAGGTTCTGGACGGTTTCGATGATTTCATCCAGAGCATACGTGACCAGTTGACCTTCATTTAATGCCATTATCGAATTCCTTTATTCAGTTGCGCCTTGAGCTTGCGGTATGTCTCTACATCCCCTTTGTTTGCTGCCGCTTCCATCTGCTTTTCAATCGCAGATATATTTGCAGCAACAGCGTGTCCATGAATGGGTTCATCAGGTAGCGGGGCTTCTGAAACAGGTTTGGCTCGAGGCTTGAGAGTTAAACGTTCTGACAGTCGAGTGAGTTCAATCAGCGCGGATTGCCCGTCCATCGCCAGCAACTGGCGTGTTTTCTCAGGATTAGCACCAAGGTGATACATGAGAGCAGCGGATTTCTCCGGGAAGAGGCGCATGATGTCGGCACCGACTGCTGGCGGCACCAGTTGCATGAATGCATCCTCTTTCTCCTGATAGTCAGGGATATTGAGCTTTTCCGCTGCGTCGTAGTGCTTACGGGCTGCCTCGACGTATTGCGCTGATTGCTGGGTGAACTCCTGAGTTTTGCGACCCTGCTCGGCGACAGCCTGGCTTCGTGCGTCCATAGCCTTGATCTGCCATTCACTGTTTGCCTGCTGGAAGGCAGCCAGTGCGCGGCTCTGGTCATAGTCGTACTTAGCCAGTGCATCTTCGGAAAGATAATCGTTAGGGTCTGGTTGTTTTGGTAACTCAGGGTTCACCCGCAGGTGCTCCGGCAACTCTCCACGCTTAACCGCTTCCATCTGCTGCTCAAGCTCACGCTGGCGTTTGCGTTCTATGCGGCGACGGGCAAATTCAGCATTAGTTGCCGGGTCTTGTTTTGGTTTCTCATCGTCTTTCAGGACAATCTCGAAGCCTTCTTCCTGACCTGCGTTGTCGTTGGCATTATCGACAACTAAGCCATCAGCAGATGCCGCTGCATGATTGCCGGGCAGGGTTAATTCTTCAGAAGCCTGAATGTCGGTGGTTTGTTCCATGATTAACTCTCTCTTATTGAGGTGTCTCGGCTACTCCGCCGGAGGGGATTTGAACTTGACGCATAAGATTCGCGAAATCCATGCGTTGTGAATGAGTCTGGTCTGCATCTTTAAGAAGCAGCTCAGCGTTAGCACGAGCATCTTTGCTGCGCTGTTGCTGGAATTGACCTACGAGCTTGAGGTACTCACGCAGTTCTGCCTGCTTGTCGAGATCCATATTGTTGAAGATTTCCGCAATCTTCGCCGCGTTGAGTTGGTTTTGTGCTTCAACCTTGGCAGCTTCAACCTGAATCTGCGCCTGTTGGTTCTCTGCCTTGATCAATTCAGCCTGACCTTGCAGAAGGATACCCTGCGCCTGAATTTGCTCTGCTGATGGCTGCTGCGGCTGTTGTTGTGCCTGCTGTACCATCTCCATCTCTTCAGGTGTTTCTGGTTTCTTCAGCCCCATCATCACCAGTTGCTTGTTAGCGTACTCTCGCATCATCTCGACGCCTTTACCGTCAAGCAGCGTGAAGTATTGCAGCATCAGCATCTGGAACTCTGGAGTACCTTGCGGAACCTTAGTGAGCAATTCCTGAATCTCTGCGCGGTTCTGTTCCTTCATGCTCTGGAAGGATGGCCCAACGTCCGTATAGCACTCATAGCGACCGCGAATGTCGTTGAGTGTGACCACATTACCGGACTGGTAATCTACAACTTGTGCGTAGAGTTGAACGTCTTTCTCGCTTCCATCTTCAAGTGTCAGCGTTACATGACGAGGAACGTCATAAATATCGTTGACCATTGAGGCATAAATCTCGCCATCACGTCGCATTGCGGTAGCCAGGTTATCCTGAAACACGTATGTCTCAAGGTCTGCCCGCATGTTCAGTTGATTGACGGTATCGAAAGCGACCTGAGAGTTTGCTGCCTGCGCATCCACACCAAGACTAGCCACCTCTTTCACTGCGTTGGTGGCAGCCTCAAGCATGTAAGCGTTGGCTTGCGGCACTTCAGGGTTTTCCATGTAGGAGATTGGACCAATCGGCAGGTCGTTACCGTTTTCATCGGTCCTGTTCTGCAGATAGTACGGATAGTCATCATTTCCACCGTACATGTATTCGTAGCCTTCGATTTGCTCAGGGAAGAAGGTCGGTTTCTTCTTCGGTGAACGAGCAACAATATCGGCGTTGAATGACATGATCATGTTACGAAGGCGTTGACCGTCTTTCGTCAGCCTTACCACTCCTTCGTAGCACTCCTTGTCACCAGCGAATGACCATTCGCCATACACTGGAACGATTGGAATATGCTCTCCGGCTATCTTCTCGCGGTCTTTCAGTATCTGCGTGCAGGTGATGATCGACTTATACACACGCCGACGCTTCACCTTGCGCTCTGCTACCTTAATGAATCCACGATTAGCCAGGTCGTCGATGACGTCTTTGATATCCTGCTGGTAATAGCTGACCGGCTCACCTGTCAGCGGGTCGCGGTAGATGAAGACTTTCTCTTTCTTCTCTTCTACCTCGTAATACTCAGCGACGTAGACGACATCATTCGATACCCACGGAAACAGCCATGTATCGTTTGGATTCTGGAAAGATGGCAGCGTGTCAGGATCAATACCGTAATCCTCTGCGAACTCTTTCCAGCCATTGCGTGACAAGGCGTTAATCACCGTGCAGTGCTTAGCGTCGCTCTTATCCATCTGCTTGCTGTTTGCGTCCCATATGACGTGTGAGCAGGCTTCATGAATTGGCAGGCGTCGAATTACCTGATTGTTGCTTGTTGGGTCGTTGTCTTCGTACTGCGTGACCAGACGCCATGCACCAACGCCGGACTCTATCTGCTCACGAACGCCAACGTTAACGGCAATCTTTGCCGTGTTATGGCGCATATCAGTACGATACATCCCCATCAACACATCGGCTGCATCAGGATTAGCACCGTCTTTGGGTCTGAAGAGAACGTCGATAGGGTTCCGGCGCATCTCTGCGACCAGTTTCCTGACCACCGGGCGAACAACATCGAATTGTCCGCGATATTGCAGAGTCGTGTAGTTTGATAGCCAGTCATCCCATTGCGACACTCGGCTAAAATACAGGTCATTTGTCGCCTCGGTTCTGGCTTCATCGCTCGCCATCCAGTCTGCGTCAAACTTACACAGAATGGAATTGAGTCTGTTTTCGTCGGCCATTTAAGTTCTCCGTGCGATGGGCCTGATTGGGGCTGGTATCTTTTTCTCTTTTGGTTTTTTGATGTCGCGCATCATTTTTGCGAAGCGGCGCATCATGTATGCATAGCGAACGGCGGATAGCACGTCGTCGTTAAGCTTGACGATTTTCCCGTTTTCATCACGGTGATAGAGGCGGAACTCCTCAAAGAATGGCTCACAGGTGTTGAATACTTTGAAGCGACCATCGAGCATCATGTCGCGCAATTCAGTGATTCCAGGCTCAACAGCATTACCGCCATCAGGCCATGTCGCATGCTCCTGCAACATCATAAATCCAGCGTCCGCATACTGCCCTTTGAGCTGCTCACCGCCGCCCTTCTCGTGCTGGTTTCCGTCATGGGGCCATGCGGTTGGCACTTTATGCGCCCATGGTTTAACGGCTCCCCACGCCTGAACAGCTGTCTTTTCTTTCGCCTTCCACACGCGTGAAAGGTAGATTATGTCTGCGTCCTTATCCCACCAAAGCTGAACCTGCGCCTGCGGGTGATCCCATCCGAAATCCATACCGCCAATTACGTAGAAGTGATCAGGACACTCGAACGGCTGACACTTAATCGTCTCTTCCGGTATCTGGAAGATTCGACCGCTACCCATCGTAGGAATACCGCGAGCACGCGCCTCTCTCTCATGCTCAGGATAGGATGCGATGATTTGCTCTTTCTGCTCGTCGGTGTAGTGCTCAGCGTCATAGATGGTCATGTTGACCACTTTCTGCGACTTGCTGGGATTCTTCAGGAACTTGGTAACAACGTCAGACATCCCCATCAGAGGGGTAAACGTCAGAATTGAGAATTGCCCGTATTTGTTGGTACGGGTAAGCCCTTCGCCATAAATGCTGTATGGTGGTTCTTCGTCAAACCACACGCCGTGGATTGTGTCACCCTGCCAGCGAGCGCGGCCTTGCGAGTATGGTTTGAAGTAGCAGATTGAAATGCCATCTTCAACGCCATCAGCCGTGTGATGCTTAACCAGAAGGTGATCAACAAGGTTCGGAAAGAAAGGAGACTTCTTCCAGCTAATGATGTCCTCTTTCGGTATGGAGCCGTAGCCAGGCTCATCATTCTCTTCGATACGACCGCACAGGATGCGTTGAGTCGTTTTGGTTACAGTCTCGTTTGTCTCTCCACCAATCCAGAAGACAACAGGCTCATAGAAACGCTTACCTTTCCACTCACCGCCATATTTACCATCAGCAGGATAGCCTTTTGTTCCCGGATAACGCCCGGTAAGGTGAAACGCGACTTCAGCAGCACCAGTAAATGACTTACCAAGCTGGTTACCAGCCATAAAACAGCGCTCTGGATAGTCATGCCCGGCGTCGATGAACTCACGCTGTTTGCTGTATGGCGTAAATTCATATAGCAGGTGTGTGTTCCGGTAGTTCTCTTCTTCTTCGAGTAGCTCGAGCAATTCTATTTGCTCTTCGTCGCTCAGGTTATCAAGAATCGCGTCCAGTTCCACGGTTGAATAGCTCCTTGATACGAGAGCGCCGCTTATCGCGATCTCCCTTATCAGGTGTCACGTCTTCAACTTGCGACTGCTCTTTGAGGCCCAAATCACGGGCGATGATGTTAGCGTTGAGAAGGTCAGCGGCTGCGCCAGAGAATTTCTGGTCGTAGATGACCTGTTCTGCTCGCGTAACGACTTCAGATAAATCTTCTCGCAGGCGATATGTGCGCCATGTTTCAAGCGTCACATCAATAAACAGAGTGAGGCCGGTAATGGTCATCGCTCGCATCTTGGCGATAGGCTCTTGTATCACTTCACCCTGATACGAGAACGCCTTCATCTCCCATAGCGGGTTAGCTTCAACCCACTCGAAGTATTCACAACAAGCAGCCCACAGCGCCTCGGGCGATTCGAATTTAGGATTTCGCCCATGACTACTGCGGGCCTCCCAAAATCGGTTGCCCTTTGGTGCTGCCATATTCATCTCACTTAGTTGTTATTTCAGGCTGAGGACTCTTTCGCGCCTTCAATCAGTGACTGCTTCAGCAATTCGAGTGTGCCAATCGCCTCGCATAAACTGATTTCACCATCGTAATCATGGATGACGCTTTCCAGCCTCTCGTATAGCTCTTGAGTAATTGGGAATTTCTTCTCCTTACCCAAATTGATTACGCGGCTCACATCATGCTCCGGTAGTGAACAGGTCTAACGCTTCCTTCGATTTACGTACCGCTTCGATTGTGCGGGTCGTGATATCTGAATTAGCGCCACCTGACTGGAAGTGAATTTTGAATAGCTCAAGCTTCAGCTCGTCAGTGCCAATGAATTGAAATGCTTCTTCTGCGGCTGCGTTCTGGTTCATGACCAGCTTGTAAATCTCTAACTGGAATTTCTGTTCTTCAGTCATGGGAATAATCTCTGCCATTGTTGGCTCCGTTTATCCGTTAAAAGGGATATCAGTTAAGTTATCCCGTGTAGGGTATAAGCCATTGTCGAGACCACTCATTGAATGGTCTCTGCAATAACCGATGTCTTTCCATCAGTCCGCCACCACAAATAATCTTTTTTGCCATAAGGCAGGAGGTTCATCTTTCAGTGGCTGCCAGTGTTATTTCCCCACTTACTGGCTTGGGTTGTTTCGCGGTATTGCCGCAACTGGTGGTGCACAGATTTAGTTAAATCTGTTCTCACCTGAACTATCTTTTACATACCCGGATTGTGGGGATGTAAATCACGGTTTCATTATCAAGCCCACCCGTAGATAGGCTTTGTAATGAACTGGCTCTTATCTCAACGCAGCCCCTTACCGCGCGCAAGATGCTCAATATCAAGCATCAGCAATGAGATGTTTAATCTGGATTCACTCCAGAAGTGAGCACCACCCTGTCTACAGAGCCAGATGTGAAGGATGATGAGTAAAATTATCGCTATCATCGAAGGCATTGCGTCCTGATGTATTCCTGAAGCGTTCTCAGTGCTGTTTGGTCGCGGATAATTCCGTCCCGGATACCGAGAACGTTTCGTCCAGCAACTGGAGAGAGTTCGACGGTGGCATCATTGCCCATGCCGGAGGCGCTGGAGGTTTCGGCTGAGGATGGCACAGGGCATTTTCCTTTGACGAGCACCCTGCCACCATTATCAAGCTTGCGCCGAAGAGCATCATTTTCAGCTTTCGCATCAGCTAACTCCTTCGTGTATTTAGCATCGAGTGCATCAGCATCGCGCTGGCGCTGCTGCATGTCAGTAATGGTGGCAGTCGCCTGCTTCAGCTCTCTGACTTTTTTATCGCGCTGCTCCTTGTAGGCGATGGCGTTATCACGGTAATGATTAACAACCCACGACAGGCAGACGATGATGCAGATAACCAGAGCGGAGATAATCGCGGTGACTCTGCTCATACCTCAATCTCTCTGACCGTTCCGCCTGCTTCTTTGAATTTTGCAATCAGGTTGTCAGCCTTATGCTCGAACTGACCATAACCAGCGCCCGGCAGTGAAGCCCAGATATTGCTGCAACGGTCGATTGCCTGACGGATGTCACCGCGATCAATCATCGGTAAAGCGCCACGCTCTTTAATCTGTTGCAATGCCACAGCATCCTGGCTTTTCGGAGAGAAGTCTTTCAGGCCAAGCTGCTTACGATAGGCATCCCACCAACGGGAAAGAAGCTGGTAGCGTCCGGCGGCTGTTGATTTGAGTTTGGGGTTTAGCGTGACAAGTTTACGAGGGTGATCGGAGTAATCAGTGAATAGCTCACCACCTACAATGACGTCATAACCATGATTTCTGGTTTTCTGACGTCCGTTATCAGTTCCCTCTGACCACGCCAGCATATCGAGGAACGCCTTACGTTGATTATTGATTTCCACCATCTTCTACTCCGGCTTTTTTAGCAGCGAAGCGTTTGATAAGCGAACCAATCGAGTCAGTACCGATGTAGCCGATGAACACGCTCGTTATATAAGCGAGATTGCTACTTAGTCCGGCGAAGTCGAGAAGGTCACGAATGAACCAGGCGATAATGGCACACATCGTTGCGTCGATTACTGTTTTTGTAAACGCACCGCCATTGTATCTGCCGCGAAGGTACGCCATTGCAAACGCAAGGATTGCCCCGATGCCTTGTTCCTTTGCCGCGAGAATGGCGGCTAACAGGTCATGTTTTTCTGGCATCTTCATGTCTTACCCCCAATAAGGGGATTTGCTCTATTTAATTAGGAATAAGGTCGATTACTGATAGAACAAATCCAGGCTACTGTGTTTAGTAATCAGATTTGTTCGTGACCGATATGCACGGGCAAAACGGCATGAGGTTGTTAGCGCAGCCTCTTGCCACCCGCTTTCACGAAGGTCATGTATAGAAGGCCGCAGCGTAACTATCACTGATGAATTCAGGATAGCCAGTGGCTACGGCTCAGTTTGGGTTGTGCTGTTGCTGGGCGGCGATGACGCCTGTACGCATTTGGTGATCCGGTTCTGCTTCCGGCATTCGCTTAATTCAGCACAACGGAAAGAGCATTTATGGCTCGCATCGCGGGAAAAAGCCCACGGTAGAGAGTCGAACTCTACAAATACTCTTACCTGTTGTGCGCTACGTTTCGTGGAGCTAACGGCGACGCTAGTACCGGTCTATGCGTCGCACCCTTGAGGGATTTACTAAGGCAACATGCCCGTTGTTACCCACTCAATTGGACCCTCCCCGTCGCCATCTGGGTCTAGTCAGGAATCGAACCTGCCGAGGGTACATTTGAATGGGTGCCCATTATTAATCACACCGGGCCAGTGCGCCGAATTTGGTTGCGGGGAGTCGGAAGACCCCGTGATTTTGGTTTCTTAGGCCGCCATCAACATCAAATCATCGTTTGCATTTATCTTTGTGGTCAGTTTCTAAAAACCCGCAAAGTCGCCAACTCTGACGAAAACTATCGTTGTGCTGCCACAACGATAAGAGCACTCGGTGCATTTAAGCCAAGCCCCATAAGGGAGAATGCTCTTACCTGTTGTGCAAACGCAAAAAGCCCCGAGCTATTAACTCAGGGCTTTATTTAACGAGTGCATTTATCCATCGTTGAGTCAAATTTACCCAACTTTATTCAATAAGTCAATATCATGTCGTTAATATGTTGCCATCCGTGGCAATCATGCCGCTAACGTGTGACCGCATTCAAAATGTTGTCTGCAATTGACTCTTCCTTGTGGCATTGCACCACCAGAGCGTCATACAGCGGCTTAACAGTGCGTGACCAGGTGGGTTGAGTAAGGTTTGGGATTAGCATCGTTACAGCGCGATATGCGGCGCTTGCTGGCATCCTTGAATAGCCGACGCCTTTACATCTTCCGCACTCTTTCTCAACAACTCTCCCCCACTGCTCTGTTTTTGCTATATCAACCGCACGACCTGTACCGTGGCAATCTCTGCATCTTGCGCCCGGCGTCGCGGCACTACGGCAATAATCCGCATAAGCGAATGTTGCGAGTACTTGCAGTACCTTTGCCTTAGTATTTCCTTCAAGCTTTGCAACGCCACGGTATTTCCCCGATACCTTGTGTGCAAATTGCATCAGATAGTTGATAGCCTTTTGTTTGTCGTTCTGGCTGAGTTCATGCTTACCGCAGAATGCAGCCATTCCGAATCCTGCTTGTGATTGCGCCATCCCCATAGCAGCCATCACATCAGTACCGGAAAGAGAGTCAGAAGCCGTAGCCCGTGGTGAGTCGCTCATCATCGGGCTTTTTGGCGAATGAAATTTAGCTACGCTTTCGAGTCTCATGGCCTTCCCCTTTTGCCCTGTTTGACCATCAGGACGCCGTTAACTATTACGTGACGCTCGCCTTTGCTGTCTCGGTTGTACTTGAGCACTGTTCCTCTTGCGCAGGAAAGCATCCTCGCCACTTCGGTCTGATTGCCTCGTGTCTGGATAAGAAGCTCTGGTATCGTTTGAATTGTGGCGTTCATGCGTTCTCCAGTTCGGTGATTTTTATTCCAAGCCGTCCGCCTGGTACTTTCACACCACGAATTACGCGAATGTCATCGAATTGCTCGTCGTCTTCCGCAAATCCGGCGTGGATAAGGGAGTCGAGTAAACCCTTCAGGATGTTATCTAGGTCGCGGCGGCGGGAGTCTGGAACGTCTGCGATTACTTTGATGCGGAGTCGTGATTTGGTGAAAATATCTAACTTGAGTTGGTGGATGATTTGCTGAACGTCTTTTCGGTATTTCTGGCCTTTATCGCTGATGTAGTATTGGCTTCCCCGTCTTCGCCAGTAGGTATTCACCGACGGCGGGTATGGAAGCACAAACTGATATTCGTTCATGACTTAATCTTCCCCTCCTTCAGCAGTATCGCCTGCGTCCTGATCACGCCTTCGAGGTGGTAAAGTCTGGCGTCTTTGTTGTCGAGGTTATGGGTGCGTCGGTCGATTTCATCGTGACACGCGCTACAAGCCCATGCGCCGATCAGGTCGTCAGGCTTCATTCCCGTTCCGCAAATTCCAGCCATCCGGTAATGTGCCAGAACTGTAGTTTCAGGATTGCCATTGCATATGCCGTAAATACGTACCTGGCATTCTCTGCCGCGAGATTCTTTGCGTAGGTTAGCCATTAAGCAGCCTCCCCTGTTACTTTCAGCATTCCGTTATCGAGCAGCTTTCTGGTCAGCCACTGTTGACCACGCCCGGTGATTTTTGTGGTGAACGATATCTGTATTCCGTGATTTGTGTTGACCGCTGTTTCTTTCACTGTGAAATAGCCGCGATCCATATATTCCTGCATTGGCACATTGCGCCGGGAACCTGAAGCAATAAGGATTTTGTGATCGCGCATCCACGCAAACAGTTTGTTTGGACCAATACCAACAACCTTTGCAAAGTTTCCAATCAAAATTCCGCTGGCCTCGCCAACGCGATCGGCAAACTCAACTTTAGGTGCGGCAATTGCGAGCTGGTTTTCCAGTTGCATTTTCTGCTCAGCAAGATCAGCAGCAAGGCGCAACGCTTCCGGTAGCGTTTTGGGGATATTAACCGCAGCTTCTTCAAGCTCTCGCCAGCGGTCAACAAGGCGAGCGGTAAACTCTGGCGACAACTGGGCAACAACGACAATACTGTCTCGCTTACCTTGTTCGCCTTCGAAGACGTAATGCTCGTACTGAACATTGAACCCTAAGTTATTGATTCTTTCGGAAACCTCAATTTGAGGAAGCCGGATAACACCATTTTTAGCCAGCGTTTCGATGGTACGTTTCACATTGTCATGACGCTTACCCACCAACTCAGCGATTTCAATGCTTGTCATTTTGATGGCATTGCCATTTATTAACTCATTCATCGTCTTCTTCCTCGTACATTGAGCTATTCGGATCGCTCATCAGTTCTGCGCAGCAATCGGAGCACACGTGAACTTCCAGCACATGCAGCTTCTGACCGCAATTAGCGCACGTTAAAGCCCGCTCGACGCTTTCTTTCTGGTATTGAAGGGATTGGGATGGGCTAAGCATTATTGGCGTCCTGCATCATGAGAAAGACAATCATGGCGGCGCGGAGTGGGTTTTCATCTTGAGTCATATGATACGGGGTACTATCACTGCCAACTTTTCTATGCGCTGCCTTCCATAATCCATTTTCTGGCGCTGGAATAATGCCAATTCTGTTCTCTACGATAATCGGCTCTGCATCTTCAGGATTATTGCAGTAGTCGTACCATCGATAATTACCATTTGATTCATTGCCGACAGACCGTCCATCTGCGTTGTGCGGATAACCTAATGGTTTTGCCCCTACTATCGCTTTAAATACTCGCTTGTTAATTTCAAAATCACTTAACTGTGAATAATCCATTGTCATTTCCTCGCACGATGTCTTAGCCACCGGATATCCCACAGGTGAGCCGTGTAGTTGAAGGTTTTTACGTCAGATTCTTTTGGGATTGGCTTGCGTTTATTTCTGGAGCGTTTCGTTGGAAGGTATTTGCAGTTTTCGCAGATGATGTCGGTGAAACTTCGTCGCTGTCGCCTCATGCCGCCCTGTCTCCCCATCTTGCTTTCCACTCCAGAGCCAGTCGCGCTTCGTCTGACCACTTAACGCCACGTTCTGTACCGAATGCCTGTATAAGCTCTAATAGCTCCGCAAATTCGCTTACACGCATCCTGCTGGTTGACTGTCCTATTACCACAAAGCCATTCCCGGCAAGGTTAGGAACAACGTCCTGCTGCTTTAATGCTGCGGTAAACACACACTTCCAGCTTTCTGCATCCAGCCAGCGACCATGCCATTCAACCTGACGAGAGACGTCACCTAAGCAGGCCCATAGCTTCCTGTTCTGGTCTAAGCTGCGGTTGCGTTCCTGAATGGTTACTACGATTGGTTTGGTTGGGTCTGGAAGAATTTGCTGTACTGCGTGAATAGCGTTTTGCTGATGTGCTGGAGATCGAATTTCAAAGGTTAGTTTTTTCATGACTTCCCTCTCCCCCAAATAAAAAGGCCTGCGATTACCAGCAGGCCTGTTATTAGCTCAGTGATGTAGATGGTCATTTAATACTCCGTCACGTTTTCCTGTCGCCACGCCTCGTCATATTCCGATTTCGGCATATTGGCGATGTAGCTATATGGCGATCCTGATTCAAGTTGCAGGAACTGGTGCGATTGCTCGTCAAGGAACAACGGGACACCACCTTCCCAACCTTCGCCGTTACGTTGTTTTTCAAGCATCAAAACAGATGCCGGAGACGCCAGTAGCTGTTCGTCCTTCTCTGACATCTTTTCACCACTCTGAACTCTCTGTAACGCTCTCTCGCGAGCCTTGTTACGCCAGATGATGAAAAGGTTGTCTGTCAGGTCTGTTATCGCTCCAGAGCCTTTTACGTCCATTTTCCCGGTTGGTTTTTCTTCGCTGTCTCCTTTTCGCGAGTGAGTAACGAGAATGACGTGGGAGTTTGTTTTGTTTTTGAAGTCGCAAATCGAGTCAACAAACGCCTTCTGCCCGTTATAGTCATCGTCGCCTATGCCACATTTCATCAGGCTGTCGATGATGAATAACTGGATCCCGTATCGGCGGCGAGCGTAGTCGAATATTTCGATCAGCCTGTCGGCTTTCGCCGTTCCGGTCAGGCCAAACACCCAAAGTCTTTCGTCATAAAATTTAAATGCAGAGTCAATTTCCAGCACTGGCGGAATCTTGCAGCACGTCGCCTGACGGGTAAGGCGCTTAAGGAGAATACCAGGCTTCAGCTCAAGTGACGCGATGCACGTCTTCACACCCTGACGCATTGCCTCAAGTGCCATATGCCCGACAACCTCCGTTTTTCCGTGACCGTTCACACCATTGACCAGCGTCAACTCTGCCTCACGGAACTGGAATTTATCTGCCAGAGATTCCCACGGTGGATTAAACAGATACTGCTGCTTGCCGTAGAAAGCATTGATAGTGTCCTGGTAAAACTCTCGCGCACTGTAGAGTTCTTCAGGATCGAAGTAGGATGCCGTGCCGATGTACTGCCAGATTTCATCCTCGGTAACACCGTTCATCAGGCATTCGTTGATGTCTTTGTACGGCAGAGTAACAAGACGGCAACGATGTTCACCGAGTCGGCTTGCGATTTCCCTTGCGGCTTCACGACCAACATCATCAACGTCCATCGAGATGAATATTTCCTCAAACCTGTCGAGATTGTGATACTCAAACTCAATCCACTGCTGCTTAGCGCCTTTCCCGCCACCAAACGGCACGGATAACGCCGAGATGCCGTATTGCGCATAGCTCATACAATCAATTTCGCCTTCGCAAAGTACAACCGCCCTCACGCCAGCGTCCAGAGCCTGCCATCCGAACAGACAAGGTTCGCAATCACCTTCTGCCATAATGACTTTCTTCCCGTCCGGGCGCTCAGTGCTGATTCGCTTGACCTGCAACAACTCACCATCGCGTTTGTACGGAAGCACCAGTGCATCAAGTTCTCGTTCTCCATTCCACACCTTGCCGCTGACAACCTCGTAGCGCTTTACGACTTCTGGCGATATGCCACGCGATTGCAAGTACTCAAGATGGGATTCTGTTCTGGTAACGTAGCGGGCGATTTTCTTGCGATCAGGTCTGGAGAATTTCTTCTCACGTTTGGCATCGAAATGGTGATCGTCATCCTTGATACCGAGAAATGCTTTCGCTTCCTGCATAGCCTGATGCAGGTTAATTCCACGACATGCCATCCACAAATCAAGCATGTCACCGCCGTCTCCCTCAGCGAAATCAGCCCATTTTTTCTTGCCGCTAAGGTTGACCTTAAGGCTGTTTCCCTTGTCGCCGTTGACGTTACCGGCAACCCACTCATGCCCCTCTTTCTTGCCGTTTGGCAACAGGTGCGGAGCCACCCTGTCAACCTGCGCCCAAAGCAGGTCGCTGAGTTCACTTGGCGTCATGATTCCCTCAGATTGAGATTTTTAAACCAGAAATCGACAAACGAAATACTTAACCAACCGTGGTTATAACCAGCGACCAGTAGCGATTTGATTTTTGATTTCATGGTTCACCTGTCGAAAAACACGTAGCCAGTTTTCGATACGGTGATTGCGGATGATGGTTTGGATTGTGGTTGAATAGTTTCTGGCTTCTCGTCGTTCCAGCGTTGACCGTTCAGGTAGCTCGATGGTAACAACCTGTCGAATCCGAACTGCTTACCATTCCTGCATGCGATGTCTTCTGCCAGCATCGTGGCAAACTCTCTTGCCGTACCCTTGGTAGTTTTACGCCATTCCCTGAACTGTGTTCTGAATGCCGAAGCTGCGTTTTTCTTCCCGGCTTTCCGCATGCCTGCACACCAGAATATTTCCTCGAATGCCTTGTCGGTTTCTTCGTGACGGTCATGTGATTTTTCACACTCCGTCCGAACACTTTCGGACATAGTGTTTTTATTATTTCTTTTTTCTTTTGTAATAGTTTCTTTTGTGTGTCCCTGTTTTGGTGACAGCGCTGTCACCGTTTTGGTGACACTTTTTGTCACCAATGCAGTGACATTATCACCAGAGTAGTGACACCCTTCTATTTGCCATTCCTCGATGTTCTTGTTAGGCCCGATTTGCTGGCCTTCGCGAAGGATAACCTTCATCGCGATAAGCTCATTCTTGGCCTTGTTTACCTTCTGTCTTGGCAGCCTGGTAATTTGAGCTAACTGACTATCAGAGATGCGATCCATCTTTTTACCGTAGCCGTATGTTTTACGGCATATGGCGTGGGCAACCTTGCTCTGATTTTTAGTTAAATCTGCGCCGATAAGCTCTTCATACAGGGCATTTGCAAGACGGGTATAACCATCTTCAACTTCTGCCACACGACGCTCCACAGGCCGTTGTGAAGGCCTTAAATGTGTTACGGTTGCAAGATTACTCATGACCTTTCTCCTTCTGCATCAGCTTCACTTTTTCCAACTCAGCCCGGAATCGACCAGGCTGCTTGAAGCTGGACAGGAAGCGATCACGTAGTATGTGTTTGTGAATTTTGTCCTGGTAAGGACTGAGTTGTTTTGTCATAATTACTCCTGTGGATTGATCCAGTCTTTCTACATCAGGCCTCGAAGAATTCGCCGTTCTTCGGGGCTTTTTCTTTTGTCAGCATTCTGGCTACTTGCTTAGCCAGTTCCGCCAACTCCTCGTCTTCAACACCCCATTCAAGAACAGCCAGAAGCATTCCCATTTTTGGGATGAAGCTATCTTTCCATCGCGAAATTTGCGATTCATTAATCCCTAACGCGTCGGCAACCTTTCGCTGACCACGTACAGCAATTCGATTCAGGATGTTGCTTGTAATTGCATTCGCTTTCTTGCGAGTACTTGTAAGTTCCATATGTAAGTATTTCCTTAACAAATAAGAAGTTATGCGCATCAACTTATGCGCGTTGTATTCCCGCATTTCGGCGGGAATGATGACCATGACTGTTAAAGAGCGGTGTTACTATTTGTTTTTCTTGTTGCTTGGGAAAGGACGAACTTCCTCTCCAATCACACTGCCATCAGGCTTTACCGTAACCATGATGTTACGGCCTGCCAGAATGGCCTTGCTGATAGCGCACTGGATTACACCAAAGTCACTGGCTGCTTTAGCCTGTCCATGGATTTTGGCGTAATCGGCAAGTGTCATTCGAATCATATGCACTCTCCGTTATTAACCATGAACAAAGAATACTACAGGTATTCAAAGCAATCAATACTCAGGGTATTTTTAGTTTAAGTACCTTAGCTATTAGAATTAAGCTATGGAAAATAAAAAATCACTGACGACAGAACAGCTCGAAGACGCTAAGCGGCTTAAGGCTTTGTATGAGTCAAAAAAGAAAGAATTGGGAATAACCCAATACTCAATCGCTGATGAACTGGGTATCACCCAAGGAGCGGTAGGGCATTATCTTAATGGCAGAAACGCGCTAAACGTTGAGGTTGCATCTGGTTTTGCACGATTGTTGCAAGTCTCAATTGCTGATTTTAGCCAGTCAATTGCTGCCAAGGTTGCAGAACAGGCAGAAAGCCTTAAGAGCGATGCCAACGTAAGGTATGCAGGGGAATACAGAGCAGGAAAGAGGTATCCGGTGTTAAGCAGTATCCAGGCTGGCTCGTGGTGTGAAGCATGCGAACCATACACCATTAAAGACATAGATGTTTGGCTTGAGTCTGACGCGCATATTCAAGGTAATGCGTTTTGGCTTAAAGTGGAAGGTGATTCAATGACGGCACCGGTTGGGTTAAGCATTCCAGAGGGAACATTCGTTCTTTTCGATACCGGAAGGGAGGCGATCAACGGCAGCTTGGTCATAGCAAAACTTTCTGACTCTAACGAAGCAACATTCAAGAAGCTGATAATCGACGGAGGAAATAAATACCTCAAGGGACTTAACCCTGCATGGCCTCTCGTGCCAATCAATGGAAACTGCAAGATTATAGGCGTTGCAATTGAGACAAAACTAAGGCTGGTTTGATCACGCAAGGGGCGCTTATGGTTGGAACCGCTATAGCAAGCTTTTTTGGGATGTTGGCAATCTCGACAATTTACGGCTTAGCGCATGCTTTTATTGCGAAATCTCTATCAGAAAAAATAAGCCAGGCTTGGGCGCATAGGTCAGCTCGTTTCATGATTCTGGTGATCATAGCAATACAAGGGATATCTGCATTTATCCTCTATGGATCAAGCTTATACCTATTGTATCAAGGCGCGACATTTACGCCTTACACCAGTGATTACGGAACTCTATACGATGGTAGTGAAGACATCTCTATGGCTTGGATTGTCTTTGGTTTATCTATGGCCGTGTCTGTTGTAGCAGATATCATTAAGGTAATTCTCGTCTTAACCTTCGCTGACTAACCTATAATCCCGGCAGCAATAGCTATCGGGATCCACTTCACATATCCCGCATAAAAAGCACTGAACAAGCAGACACCGAAAAAAATAAATATCCTTTGTATTCATTTGCTTATCATTATTTCATCAAAAATAAATACCTTGGGTATTTACACAATAAAATACCTACAGTATTCTTTAGCCATCAGCAGGACGCTGGTAGCCAAACGGAACATATTGGCAGGCTCTTTAACATTGATGGGATTGTCCCGCCGAAATGCGGGAACCAAAGAGTAGTTGGCTTTGGGGTGACGTGAAGTGCAGCTGCACGACGGCAACCGGAAGATAAGCACCCGGCGCGTCACCGCCAAAGTCAATTCCATAGGCGAAATGCAGCCGCCAAACACAGCCAATGCTGCACATGCAACAGGAGGATTTATGTGAATGCATAACTTCAAAACCGAGGTTAATTAAATCTCTCGATCCGAGCATTGACCTATTAGGTGGCGAGATGCTCTTTCTGCCCCTCAGTTCGAGGGGCCAGAAACCACTTTGCAATCACTATCAATTCCAAAGTTGTTTCATCGGAGGTCAACATGACAGTAGTCATTACATATCTGGCTGACGATAACGCCAGAAATCGCCGCAGAGCACGCAGACAGGCTCAACGTGAACAGGCAATGCAAGAGCAGCTACTGGCGCGAAAAATTGCGCTAAAGCTCTCTGGTTGCGTCAGGGCAGATAAAGCAGCATCACTCGGAAGCCTTCGCTGCAAGAAGGTAGTAGAAGTCGAGCGTAAACAGAACCGTATTTACTACCGCAAGCCACGCAGTGAAATAGGTGTGACTTGTGTTGGTCGCCAGAAGCAACGCGGAAAATCAATTCCAGCTTATTGCGATTGAGGTGAGCCATGCTCAAGAAAGTCAAACGCCGACTTTACAAAGAAGGTAGATATTCATGCCAGTTGCCAAAATGCGACACAACAAAATGGAGTGTCGATGATTGGTGTAACTGGATAGATAGATACGGAACTTGGTGGGAACGTATTTATTTTCGCAGCAAACCACTTATTTGAGGTGATATATGGAAGAAGAATTTGAAGAGTTCGAAGAGCATCCGCAGGATGTGATGGAACAATACCAGGACTATCCGTATGACTACGACTATTGATAAAAATCAATGGTGTGGACAATTCAAGCGATGCAATGGATGCAAGCTGCAATCGGAATGCATGGTTAAGCCTGAAGAAATGTTTCCTGTAATGGAAGATGGGAAATATGTCGATAAATGGGCAATACGAACGACGGCAATGATTGCCAGAGAACTTGGTAAACAGAATAACAAGGCTGCCTGATGGTGGCCTTTATTTTTTGGCCGTAAATAATTTCATGCTTATTACAATCAAGGTGATATATGGAAGAACAAGCAAACAAGATTCTCGTAGAACTACTGCAAAAAGCCAGTAATGGAATAGACGCGGCTGTTTCATTTAGCCAGGCACAGATTCCTGATGTTGTTCATCAGTTGCTAATATGGAGTTTTGTCCATAGCGCACTTTTCCAAGTGGCTGGATTGTTGCTTTTAATTGCAGCAATTAAACTTCCTAGTTTTGCAAGAACGGCAAGAAATAATGGCGAGAGATGGACGTCTTTCGATGGACGTCCAAATGATGGACATTTTATATCTTCGGTTTATTACGATATATGCACTGTATTTGTTCCTATATTTGGCTCAATTATGGGTGTTTTAATTATTGCCTTCAATTTCGAATGGTTGAAGATTTGGCTTGCACCTAAGTTATTCCTAATTGAATATGCGGCATCATTGGTTAAGTAATTTCAGGCCGCATAGTCGGCCTTTATTTTTGGCATAAACAACAGAGGATAACATGGAATTTAAAGGTACTGAAGGTAAGTGGGAAATAATGATGGATGGCGATGAGATTAAAATCATCCATGCAGACTCTCTTGAAAATGGCACAGGCTGGCGTTCGTACATTGCAATCTGTGAGGAAGTTCAATGCATTGAAGATGCCAATCTAATAGCGGCAGCGCCTGACCTTCTCGAAGCACTTCAGTTATTACTTAAGCAAACCAAAAATAGAACAACGACAACATATCCAGAATGGTATGGAGCTGTTAATAAAGGTCTCGCAGCAATAAGAAAAGCTCTTGGGGATAAGTAATGAAAGTAAAAATAACCGCTTCTAATACCAGTTTTGTTAGTGTTGGTGATATTACAGAAGTAATAACAAACCATGATGGAACACAAGTTATGTGGTCTGCTTTCTGTAAAAGATATGAGCGAGTTAGTTGGTGTGAAAACGTATGGGGCGTCGAATACGAAGAGTTACCTGAAATGCATGACGAATAAGCACTGTGTATTCATTCCAACGAGTGAATACACGGAGCAATGTCGCTCGTAACTAAACAGGAGCCGACTTGTTCTGATTATTGGAAATCTTCTTTGCCCTCCAGTGTGAGGGCCTTTTTATATGCATACCAATAACGCTTCACTCGAGGCGTTTTCGTTATGCAATCAAACAGAAGGAGCATCCTATGCAACAGTTCGCTATTGCAGGGGCGGCATCGGTTCGCCCTTTCAACCCGATTTTATCGGTACAGCATTCACGAAAAAATATTTTAACCGGAGCAGACTTTAAACAACCAAGAATGAAAAGCTTGCTCGAAAAGCTTTGGGATATTTTGAAACAACAAGGCCGTCCATGAGTTTTACAGATAACTGGTCAGACGAAGAATTCATTCGTCAGATGAACAAAATGCTCAATCAGCACAAAGAACAGGAGAAAGATGATGATTCTGACTCTGAATGATAAGCGTGAAATATCGCAAATAATCGCAAGTTTTACTGATGAAGATTACGAGCGAATCAACAGTGAAGTTGATCGCCTCTGCAAACGTTGCGACCCAATAAGCGAAATGCTTCGCTCATATAAACCAGATGAACACACTAAAGACGCTATCGACTGGCTGGAAGATGATGACTGTAACTATCAGGAAAAATCCGCTGAATGGTTCTGGGATGCAATAACCGAAAGAGTTAAGGCTGAATATGCCTTCGCAATATTCAAACGCAGACACATTTATGGAGAAGCAGCATGAGCAATATCGTTGAATTCGTTAAACAGCAGGAGCAGTTATTCTGCGGAGCATTGACTGAACAGACGGTGACATGGGCTAAGGAAAGCCAGTTTGCAATTCAGTATTTCCAGAAAAACGATTACCTGGCTAAAACAGCACTGGCAAACCCAACCAGCGCACAGAACGCCATCATCAATGTTGCGGCGATCGGCATCACCTTAAACCCGGCCAGCAAACTTGCTTATCTAGTTCCGCGCGACGGCATGGTTTGCCTTGATATCAGCTATATGGGATTACTTCACCTTGCGCAATCGACAGGTTCAATTAAGTGGGGGCAATGCAAACTGGTGTACTCAAACGACACCTATGAATCAAATGGCCTTGATTCAGCACCAACCCACAAATACAACGCATTTGGTGAGCGAGGCTCTATTGTTGGAGGTTATTGCACGGTTAAAACAGCAGATGGTGACTACCTGACTGAAGAAATGAGTCTGGCGGAAATTAAAGCTGTGGAAGCAACGAGCAAGGCAAAGAATGGACCGTGGAAAACATTCTGGGAAGAGATGGCGCGTAAAACAATAGTTAAACGCGCCAGCAAATACTGGCCTAAAGCCCAGCGACTGGATAATGCCATTCACCTGCTTAACGAAGATGAAGGTATGCATCAGGAACCAGTTATGCCGCACAAATCAGAGGAAGATATCCGCGAAGATGAACGGAAACGCCAGCAGGAAATTATGGAAAAAGCACAACTTCTTTGTGATGAAATGGCTCAGGCAGAAAACATGGATGATTTGAAGCGATATTTTGCAGAAGCATATCGCCTGACATCTGGAATGAAATTACAGCAGAACGTACAAGCCATTTACATAGAATGCAAAGCGAAACTGGAGGTTGCCAGTGAGCAAACTGTATGAAATTGCCAATGAATACGCAAAATTGATGGATTCAGATTTAGAACCAGAGATGATTGCTGACACAATAGAAGGCATGGAAGGAGAATTTACCGATAAAATAGAGCAACTTCTTTCCGTCATTAAAAATGAATCTGGTTATGCTGAACGCCTCAAGGAAGAGGCAAAGTCGCTGAATGAGCGAGCCGCAGTAATTCAAAATAAGATTGACAGCATCAAATCATATATAGCGTCATCGCTTGAAATGGTTGGCAAGAAAAATATTCGAGCAGGTATTCACCAGGTAACAATCCGCAAACCGTCAGAAACTGTAGAAATCATCGACTCAAGCGCCCTTCCTCCTGAATACGTTGAGTTTGAAACGACAATTAAAGCCGACAAACTGGCAATCAAACACCAACTAAAAGCAGGAATAAATATCCCCGGCGCTCAACTCAAAGTTGGGAAACCTTCACTTCTTATCAAATAACGGTATCGACTATGAAAAAGACTCCATGGGAGAAATGGGAAGTCGATTTCTTGCGCGAGGTAGCGGCGACAATGCCAGTTGAAGTTATCGCTGAAAAACTGGAAAGGACTGAAAAAGCAGTAATGGCGAAAGCAACAAGGATTGGCGCTGACATTGTTAGCCGACTTCGTGGAAGACGATGGACAAGAGCCGAAGTATCACTTTTCGGTAAGTTCTCCGCAGAAGAAATAGCAATTGCAACCTGCCGCTCAATTTATTCAGTGAGAGCTATGCGATACAAGCTAAAAAAACTCGATGAAGAGAGAACAGGCATACAAATAAATTAACAAAGAGGAATTTACCATGAGAGGGCTTGCATACAATCCCGGCATTCTTCCGGCAGAAATGATTATTCGCCAACGCGTAAAGCCAATGCCATCGAGAGAGGAATTGCTTAAGAGAAATTCTTTTCCATCAGTAAATCAAAACAAATATCTGAATGCGATGTGGCGGAGTGGGAAGAAATGAAACAAATGTCACTAATTGAGATGGATGGATTTCTGAAAGGTAAATGCATACCACGAGATTTAAAGGTTAACGAAACAAACGCTGAATATCTGGTGCGTAAATTTGCTGAAGCGGAGGCCAAGATTTCGGCTCTGTCCGAAGACCACCAGAAAGCGATTGAGTCAATTAAGCAGGCTGATGCAGCTGTTAAGTTGGCACACGAGAAGTTTTCGGCGCTGGCTGCGGAGAATGCGGGGCTGAAGTCTGGCGTAACTTACTTCGCATATTCACCTGAATATGGATTCGATTATTTCAAAGACAAACAGAGTGCAATTGATACCGCTCAGGCAGAGATTGATGCTTACCGCGAAGATGTAGAGAACGGGTGGAACGAGGATGTCCAGCGCATTTCCTGGGGTATTGTGGTGCAACAGGCGCAGGGGTTCGACGCGCAGGGGCTGCACACGTCCGATATCCGGCATACATATCAGACGTGCGATTACAGACTGGTAGATGCGGTTGAAACCCCAGCCACCGACTCTTTCCTGTCTGAAGTACGGGCGCAGGGGGTGGAGATGTTCTCAGAAAAATTCGGAGGTGGCACTCCGCTTTCCAATATGGTCAAAGAGATAGCGGCCGATTTTGCGGCGCAACTCCGCAAAGGAGGAAACCAGTGATCAAGATTGACTATCAGGCACTGCGTGAAAAGGCAGAGAAAGCAACTAAAGGAAGCTACATCGTAGGGCATACATCTGTTAACCAGCACGGTAATTTAACAGGAGTTTTTGTTTGTCAAAAATGGAAAGGAGAACCCGGTGGCGTGATTGCAGAATGTCATGTTAACTGCCTGGTTGAAACAGATGCTCAGGCTTATGCAAACGCTGAATTTATTGCTGCCTTTAATCCAAAGATTGCTCTGGCACTACTGGATGAACGGGAAAGAAACCAGCAATACATCAAATCACGCGACCAGGAGAACGAGGATATTGCACTAACGGTTGGGAAGCTGAGAGTTGAGCTGGAAGCCGCAGAGAAGCGCAACGCAAAATTACAAAGCGAGAATGCATACATCCGCAACCGGTACAAAGAACTGGACCTATTAATCGGGAAAAACATTCTTGTCATGCAGGCTGCGATTATCGAATGGCAGGCAACTGGCGACGCTAAAAGCGGACTGGCATGGATTTATAACACACTGTTTGGCCAAGGCGAATTGCCGGACAAATCTGAGAAAGATGCTCAGGCCTACTTTAAGCGCAAATATGCACCGATTGACGAAAAGCTTATGGAGCTTCACAAGTGGTTTTGGGAGCAAAGTGAAGCCGAGCGCGCCGCTGGCATTCGCATCAAAGGAGAGTGATATGAGCGCTATAACCAAAGAACGTATCAAATTATTCATTAAAAATCCGCTTGATAACGGGCTTACCCGTGGCGAACAAATGGAACTGGCACGGATTGCACTGGCATCGCTGGAACGCGAACAGATTCGCCACGAGCATGCCAAATGGTCTGACTCCACATTTGGCTGCGTTGGCCCCATTGGTCCGCTGAAACATCTCTCAAAAGAGGCACTGGAAGCCGCAGCCGAACCAGACGATCTTAGCGAGTGGGCTGATATGCAGTTTCTGTTGTGGGATGCACAGCGCCGTGCTGGCATCAGCGATGCTGAAATTACCGTTGCTATGGAAGATAAATTGAAGATCAACATGGAGCGCCAGTGGCCTGAGCCAAAAGATGGTGAGCCTCGCTTGCACATTAAAGAACCCGGCAACTCTCCGGTAACTCCGGATGGTTGGGTCATGGTGCCGAAGAGACTAACAGCCGAGAACGGCGCTAAGGGTGCGCTATCCGGTGAATTTTCAGAAACTACGTTTATCAGCTGCCCGGAATGCTTTGGCGATGATGATTGCGATACCTGTGACGGTAGCGGGCGGATTGAAATTAAAGTACCAGTCACGTGGACGACCATAAAATCCATCTGGGATAAAGGTATTGCGTATTTTGCAGCAGAACCGCCTCAGGAGGTTAACCGTGGCTAACCTGCAACTTGCCGTTAAAGGTAAATTTTTCGATGCCATGATTCGCGGAGAGAAAACGGAGGAGTATCGCCTGTGTAATGACTACTGGAATAAGAGAATCATGTTCCGGGAATATGACCGCCTGATTATCACAAAGGGATATCCGAAGCGCGACGACTCCAGTCGCAGAATTGATGTCCCGTATGACGGATATGAAATCAAGACAATCACACATCCGCACTTCGGCGATAAACCGGTAAAGGTGTTCGCGATAAAGGTGAATATCGGCAATGAATAACAATCCTCGAACTCGCGGGGATTTCTTTTATCTGAACTCGCTACGGCGAGTTTTGTTTTATGGAGATGATAAATGCACTTCCGGGTGACAGGTGAATGGAATGGAGAACCATTCAACAGAGTTATCGAAGCGGAGAACATCAACGACTGCTATGACCACTGGATGCTGTGGGCGCAGATAGCGCATGCAGACGTAACCAATATTCGAATTGAAGAACTGAAAGAACACCATGCCGCCTGATGGCGGTTTTTTATTACCTGATTTGCAGGTTCGATTCCCTATTCGGAGATAGTACTCATGCAACACGAACTACAACCTGATTCATTGGTTGATTTGAAATTCATCATGGCTGATACTGGCTTTGGTAAAACCTTCATCTATGACCGGATTAAGTCCGGCGACCTGCCTAAAGCCAAAGTTATCCACGGGCGAGCAAGATGGTTATATCGTGACCATTGTGAATTCAAAAATAAGCTCTTAAGCCGCGCCAATGGGTAAAATAGCGGGTAAAATATTTCTCACATATAAAAAACACCATTCCAATCAATCCCCTGCCTCGTCAAGTAGATGTCTGCAGGGGACACCAGATACCCTTCAAACCAAATCTACCTTCACCCCGTAAAAGATGGGTTTGGCAGCACACTTGCCCTATATCTACTCATTTTTACTGCAACAGGTTGAAATCTCAGCACTGTCAGAAAGCGCTGATGACTAAACAGCCCTGGGCCGGGCGATGTAACCATCATACAGAATCCTGATAGCGAAATATGGCGTGACTCGATACTTCACTCTGCAATGCATTCCTTGATGAATTCGCAGGCCCGTGATACTCGGGACAGGTCACTGAATGACGACAATGTCCTGGAAATCAGCGAACCGCGTATCCGGAGTACATTTGAGCGACTGTACCAGAACATGAATGAGGCGTTTGGATTAGGTGATTATTAGTTGGGCTAAGCATTTTTGTATTATTATTTTCCGGTTGAGGGATATGGAGATATCGACAACAACCGGAAAAAGTTTACGTCTATATTGCTGAAGGTACAGGCGTTTCCATAACTATTTGCTCGCGTTTTTTACTCAGGAAGAAAATGCCAAATAGCAACATCAGGCAGACAATACCCGAAATTGCGAAGAAAACTGTCTGGTAGCCTGCGTGGTCAAAGAGTATCCCAGTCGGCGTTGAAAGCAGCACAATCCCAAGCGAACTGGCAATTTGAAAACCAATCAGAAAGATCGTCGACGACAGGCGCTTATCAAAGTTTGCCACGCTGTATTTGAAGACGGATATGACACAAAGTGGAACCTCAATGGCATGTAACAGCTTCACTAATGAAATAATCCAGGGGTTAACGAACAGCGCGCAGGAAAGGATACGCAACGCCATAATCACAACACCGATAAGTAATGCATTTTTTGGCCCTACCCGATTCACAAAGAAAGGAATAATCGCCATGCACAGCGCTTCGAGTACCACCTGGAATGAGTTGAGATAACCATACAGGCGCGTTCCTACATCGTGTGATTCGAATAAACCTGCATAAAAGACAGGAAAGAGTTGTTGATCAAAAATGTTATAGAAAGACCACGTCCCCACAATAAATATGACAAAAACCCAGAAGTTTCGATCCTTGAAAACTGCGATAAAATCCTCTTTTTTTACTCCTCCCGCATCCGCCGCTATGCACTGGTGATCCTTATCTTTAAAACGCATGTTGATCATCATAAATACAGCGCCAAATAGCGAGACCAACCAGAAGTTGATATGGGGACTGATACTAAAAAATATACCGGCAAAGAACGCGCCAATAGCATAGCCAAAAGATCCCCAAGCGCGCGCTGTTCCATATTCGAAATGAAAATTTCGCGCCATTTTTTCAGTGAAGCTGTCAAGCAAACCGCAGCCCGCCAGATAACCCAGGCCAAAAAAGAGCGCACCCAGAATTAAACCTACAGAAAAATTGCTTTGCAGTAACGGTTCATAAACGTAAATCATAAACGGTCCGGTCAAGACCAGGATGAAACTCATACACCAGATGAGCGGTTTCTTTAGACCGAGTTTATCCTGAACGATGCCGTAGAACATCATAAATAGAATGCTGGTAAACTGGTTGACCGAATAAAGTGTACCTAATTCCGTCCCTGTCAACCCTAGATGTCCTTTCAGCCAAATAGCGTATAACGACCACCACAGCGACCAGGAAATAAAAAAGAGAAATGAGTAACTGGATGCCAAACGATAGTACGCATTTCTGAATGGAATATTCAGTGCCAT